TTAACTATTTTCTTCTTAAACGAGATGCAGTAGATTTTATGTATAAAAATAATATAACTTATGACTCAGGTATGTTAGGTTCGTGGAACGATAGACAAATACCTAATACTTACTCCTGTTATAGTGATTTTGTGATGGAAACTTTGTTAGTCAAAGTTTTACCTGTAATGCAGCAAGAAACAGGATTGGATTTAATCCCAACTTATTCTTATGCAAGACTATATAAAAATGGCGATGAATTAAAAAGACATAAAGATAGACCTAGTTGTGAGATATCTACGACTATTAATTTAGGTGGAGATCCATGGCCAATCTTTATAGATGGTACAGGTCAAGATAATGTTATAGATGAATACAAAAATATACATAAACCCAACGCTCCAAAAGGCACTAAAGTCTTGCTTGAAGTAGGCGATATGCTAGTATATAGTGGTTGCGAACTCGAACATTGGCGAGAGCCTTTCGACGGGAACATTTGCGGTCAAGTATTTCTACATTATAATCATGTGAATGGCCCATTTGCTGATAAAAACAAATTTGACGGCAGACCTATGCTAGGTCTACCATCATTTGTAAAATAGTATTATAATGAGGTTATATGTTACAAAAACTAGGATTCCTACCAGGGTTCAATAAACAAGTTACATCTACAGGTGCTGAGTCTCAATGGATAGATGGAGAAAATGTTCGTTTTAGATATGGTACTCCAGAAAAAATAGGCGGTTGGCAACAGTTAGGTGAATCAAAACTTACAGGAGTTGCAAGAGGTTTGCATCATTTTGTAAACAAAGCATCAACAAAATTTGCAGCTATAGGCACAAACAGAATTTTGTATGTATATTCTGGTGGTGTATTTTATGACATTCACCCAGTAACAAATCCATCAGGCACAGCTATTACTAGTGCATTTAGTACAACTAATAATGATCCAATTGTAACAATTACTTTTGGTTCATCTCACAATTTTCAAGCAGGAGATATAATATTATTTGGTGATGCTTCTACATTTAGTGCAATTACTAATTCTAATTTTGGTGCAGCTGATTTTGCTGATAAAAAATTTATGGTAACTAGTGTACCAACTACAACAACTATAACTATTACAATGCCATCAAATGAAACTGGAAGTGGTGCAACTACTTCTGGAGGAATTACTTATTATCAATACTATCACGTAGGACCTGCTGAACAAATTGGAGCTTTTGGTTGGGGTATATCTTTATGGGGTGGTAGTATTTTAGGATCAATAACAACAACTTTAAATGGTGCATTAGCAGACGACACTAATGGTAATAATAGTTCTGCCACAGAAATTACATTGGCTAGCACTACAGGCTTTCCATCATCAGGAACTAATTATATTCAAGTAGGCACAGAAGAAATATCTTACACAGGAATTACAGGAAGTAAATTAACAGGAATTACTAGAGCAGCTAGAGGATCAACTAGATCTTCACATTTAAATGGTGCAACAGTTACTAACACATCTAGTTGGACTGGGTGGGGATCAGCTGCAGCCAACACAGACTCAGTAACAGATCCTGGTCTATGGTCATTAGATAATTTAGGGTCTACACTAATTGCATTAATACATAATGGAGAATGTTTTGAATGGGATGGTGATGCAACTAATGCTACAGCAACACGAGCTACAATTATTTCAGGTGCGCCAACAGCATCACGTGATATGTTAGTGTCAACTCCCGATCGTCACTTAGTATTCTTTGGAACAGAAACAACTATTGGTGATAAAACTACTCAAGACGATATGTTTATAAGATTTTCTTCTCAAGAAAATATTAATGATTATACACCTACAGCAACTAACACCGCTGGTACACAAAGACTGGCTGCTGGATCACGGATCATGGGAGCTAAACTTGGTAGAAATGCAATTTATATTTGGAGTGACACATCACTATTTACTATGCGTTTTGTAGGTCAACCATTTACATTTGCGTTTGAACAAGTTGGTAACAATTGTGGATTGATAGGCATGAATGCAGCTGTAGAAGTTGACGGTGCTGCCTACTGGATGTCTGAAAATGGTTTTTTTAGATTTACTGGTAAACTAGAATCTATGGACTGTTTAGTTGAAGACTATGTTTATGATGATTTAAATACAACATCTAATCAATTAGTTTATTGTGGTATTAATAATTTGTTTGGTGAAATTACTTGGTTCTATCCAACATCTACATCAAATGTAAATACAAGATCTGTTACATATAGTTATCTAGATTCAACAGCAAAACGTCCTATCTGGTTTACTAATGCAAGCACTTTGTTTCCTAGAACAACTTGGGAAGATTCATCTGTGTTTGGCTTACCTCATGCAACAAAATATGATGCTGGCAATGATACATCGTTTGATGTAACAGGTAATACAGATGGTACAACAATTTATTTTGAACACGAAACAGGAGTTAATCAACAAGAAGCAGCATCAACAGCTGTTGCCATTCCAGCTAACATTACATCTGGAGATTATGATATTACACAAAAAGTTGTAAGAGGAGCTGCAACTAATTTAGGGGACCTTAGAGGTGATGGTGAAAATATTATGAGAGTAAGCCGGATTATTCCTGACTTTATAGCTCAACAAGGAACTTCTATTATACAATTAGATTTAAGAAATTACCCTAATAATACTGCAGCCAGTTCATCACTAGGACCATTTAGTATTACATCGAGCACAACAAAAGTAGACACACGTGCAAGAGCTAGAGCGGTAGCTCTTACAATATCCAATACTGCAGTAGATACTAGTTGGAAGTTAGGAACTTTTAGGTTAGATATACATGCTGGAGGAAGACGATAATGATCGATAAAAGAATGATGTATGCAATGGGTCAAAGAGTTACTAAAACTTTAAATGGTTCAAGACCTGGGTATGCAGGCCCAGCAGGCGGAGCATCGGCCGGAGGAAATTATGGTGGTAATAGTTCGGGTGGTGTTGGTGCAAATGAAATGTCAGGAGCGGGCTCAGGTATAGATCGAGGATTTCAAAATGCATTAGATGCTGCTTCAAAAAGACAAGCTGAAATTAAAGCAAGTCAAGATCCTGATTATGGTCAGTTTTTTGGAAATAGAGTTCCTACTTATGAAAAACCTAGTTTTGGTCAAAGCTTTGGTCAAAATCTAGGAAACGTTGCATCAGGAGTTGTAGATTACATTAAAGGTGGTGGTACCATTGGTATGATAGCTAGAGGTTTAGGATCATTGTTTGGCCCTTCTGTATCATCAACAGGAAATGTAGGACCAGCTGGTATAAAAACTGATGGGACTTATGGAACTGTAGAAGATGCAATTAGAGCATCACAAAGAAATGAAAGACCTGCAGATATAGGTGGAAATAACAATACATATATACCTCCTTTATATGCAGAAGATGAAATAATTGAAGATGTTGATGAAGATGGTATTCTTTCTTTAGAAGATATTGTTTTAAGATTTCAAGGTAAAGATAGAACATTAGATCCAGCTGCTGCAGGAGTAGCAAACACAGATGAATTACGTGCAATGATACAAGAACGAGTTAAAAATTTATATACATAATGGCAAAGATAGTACAATCATTAACTAGAGCAAGCGCAGAATACGAAGAAGACGTAGCTCAAAACTTAGTAAGAGATTTAGATGCCGTGTTAGAAAAACTTAACACTACGTTTCAAGAAGAATTAAAACAGGAGATAGAAGCTAGAAGTTTCTTTTTAGATTAATGGCAGTAGTAAACCAATATAAATTTGTAGGAGTAGATAACAGTACAAGTGGTAGTGCACTAACACCTTTTGGTTCTGGTAATCCATTAGTAAGTGAAACTTATGTTATTAAATCTATTCTAGTTACATCAGCCGGTACACCTAGTGTAACTATTTTAAATAATAGTATTACAGCTATAAAATCAGTACCGTTAACAGCTAATCAAACAAAAGAATTATTAACTCAACCGTTAATATTAGAAGGTGGCAAAACTTTTACAGTGCAATCAAGCACAACAGATTCGTTTGATGTAGCTATTAGCTATCTAAACATTAAGAAAGAGG